CTATCCCGCGTCCTGACTGGGCAAGTTTCGGTTGGCCTCGTCGTAGTCGGGGCTGGTTTGGCCCTTATCGGGCATCACCTCACCAGTGATCAGCCACCACCGATAGCTTGGGTAAAGCAGGCCAAGCTGCTCGATCTCCTCGGCGCTCATTCGCGCTTTCCCACGCTTGATGCTCTGCCACCTGACGTATTCCTTGCTATTCACCTCAGCAAGGTCTTTCAGGCTCGTCGCTTCCAACAATTTAAGAGCTCTATCAAGCATCCGGGCGGTCATTATCAGAATAAATGGTATGGACTATTGCCATAAATCAGCGGGATATGGATACTGTCCATATGGATTTATTCCATAAAGCCAGACACCAACGAAGACCAACATAGTGCAACAAAGGCCGAGGACATGGAAGGAATCAACCTATCGCTTAAAGACCTGCTCAGCCCGCCCCCTGTGATGCCTTGGCGGGAATTCGCGGACTGGATTCGCATGGGCAATGAGCACGATGTGGTGTGGGGCTGGATTCGTAACGGCTACATCCCGTCGCACAAGGTCGGCAAATACGTGATGGTCAATGTCGCGCTCCTGACCCAGCAGCTGATGGAAAAGGAGTGGTCGGCATGATCCGCGCCGTCTACGGAAAGCCAGGGGATGGGATGACCTATGTCGAAGCCGACCAGCTATCTAAGCCTTCCGCACGCCCAGGACTGCGACTGCTCTGTCTGCTGGTCCAGACGCGAAATGGCGAAACACGCTCCCTCCCCGTCCACACGCTGCGCCCAATGCCGCCCCGCCTCTGCGCGGCCGATTCGTACGCTGCAAATGGGCCGCGTCGGTGGTGCCTGGAAGCCTCTGGTCTCGGAGTGGACAGTGGAACCGGCCTTTATCTGCGAGAAGCACACGCCACCCGACCGCCCCGCGAAGTGGTGGAGCGTTGCTTACCAAGATTCAACCTCGGCGCCGAGCGAGCAATTCCCGTTCTAGCCGAAACCGCGACCGAAGCCGAGCAGGTCAAGGGCCGCGCTCCCGGCTCGTCGGATCACGCTTCACCGATCCGGCGAACGGAAGCACGGGCGCAGCGCACCCTTGACCCTGCACGAACAGAAACAGCCTCCGCTCGTGAGTGTGGGGCAGCTTCACCGCCCCGCGCTCCCGAGCCCTCGGCGGCGAGAGTGGGATGACAAGGGCAAAGCCCTTGGTGTTAACCAACTAGAGAACACGCACAACGCGAAGTTTTAACCGGTAGGCCAAGTAACAGATCACCTCGGCGAACTTGCGAGTTCACCGGTTCGGGATCGCTCGGCCTACAGAAAGCAAAGCCGCGCAATAACGCGCAATTGGAAAGAGGAAACACAAATGGCACGTTCGATCATGGAAGTTGCATTTCTCAGTGCTGAGAAAGTTGAGTTCGACAACGTGAAGCTGGTGAAGCTGTTTGTCGGTGACGAGCCGGACGGCAAGCGTGACCTGGGCATTTCCATCCTGTCGATGAATGTGGCCGAAGAGGCCCTGGACGAAGTGTGGGCCGCCTGCGAAGGCCTCGATGTGCTGGAGCCGATCCGCGTCACCACTGAGATCGAGCGCGGTTCCAAGAACGCCGGCAAGTTCATCGTCCTGCACGTCGAGCCGGTGAAAGCCGCTACCGCCCAAGCCCCCAAGCCGAACCCTGCCCAACAACCCGCTAAGCCTGCCGGCAGCCAGCCGGAGCCGGCCAAAGCCAACTAAGGGGAGGGGCGGCCATGTTGATCAGTGACCGAGTGATCTGCGACTGCTGCGGCAACGACATGGGCAAGCTCATGGCGCTGCCTGCCCCGCAAAGCGATCTGCTGCCGGACCTCAACCTGCCGCCCCATTTCGCCGTCTGTCCCGACTGCGAACCGCTCGAACAAGCCGCCGACCTCCTTGAGGCCGGTGCATGAATTTCCTCGCCTGTGACGGTGACTGGCTGCAAGGCGCCGACGGTTCGCCCGTCTGCTCCGGCTCGCTGGTGGCCCTCACGGTCGAGGAAATGCAGAGCCTCTACGGCGCTGCACTGTCCTGGGAACAGGTCACCGAGCTACAGGGCGAAGCGATCGTGTTGTTCGCCACCGTGTTCGGCTTCCTGGTCCTGAAAAAAGTCCTGAAACAGTGAGGTATCACCCATGCAACACATCAAGACCCTGCGTCGCTCCCTGGGCGCCGCTGCTGCAACCGGCCTGCTGGCCGTTCAACAGGCCTATGCGGCTGTTCCGCCTGAAGCCACCGGCGCGCTGGATGAGGCCGGCACCGACGTCGGCACCATCGGTTGGGCGGTGTTCGCCGTGATCATCGCCGCCATGGCGTTCAAGTACATGCGCCGCGCGCTGTAACCGGAAACCGCGCACTGCATGTGCCGAAGCAAACAAACCCCGCTCCGGCGGGGTTTTCTCTTCAAGGGAAACGCCAATGAGCTACGAACTGTACGTCCTGATCCTTTCCACCCTGGCGTTTTACCTCGTGTTTTTTGGGCGGGTGTAGGGATGAAAGGGATTATTCGAGGGCTGTTGCTGGTTGTTTGTGGCTGGGGGCATGTGGCCTGGGCCGAAGATTATTATTGGACCTCCGGCCATACGGGTGGAGAGCGTTTTAGCAGTCCTACTGCCGCCTGTACTGCTGCTGCGGCGAAACTCCAGGAAGGGTCGTCTTCGGGCGTTGTCGTAACGTTTGGCAGTATCGAATGGACCTCTGCAACTGGAGGCAGGTGCCGGCTCCTGCGTAACGGCGTACCGAACCTGATGTCCTCGACTTTCACGCGCCTGGGCAATGCCTGCCCAGCTGGTTCCGAATACAACTCAGAAACCGGCGAATGCGTTGCGCCTCCTGAGCCCGACCGCTGTGAGTCAACGATTGGCTCAATAATCAATCATGAGCATAAGTTGCGCGAGTCTGTTCATGGCTCGGATCGGGTAGAGCCGCCGAGTGATGTTTGCGCGAATTCGTGCACGTACACCTTTCAATATGTTGTGAACAACATATACGTCTATACCAGCGGCACGCCTTCAGGCGTGTTCGGTTCGTACCAGTATCGCGGCAACGGTTTCGAATGCTCTGGCGATACTTACAACGCCCCTGGCAATCCGGGCGGCACCACCAATCCCGATGACACGCCTCCCCCCGACGACACTGATAAGTGTCCCGAGGGATACACCTACAACGGCACCTTCTGTTCGCCCAACAAGCCAACCGATCCGAGCGACCCTACTGATCCGACCGACCCCGAAGACCCGACTGATCCAACCGAACCCGGTGATGGCGATGATGGCGGCGACGGCGATGGTAGCGGGGGCGGCGGAGGTAGTGGTGACGGCGGTGGCGATGGCAGCGGCGACGGTGAGGGGGGTGGAGAGGGCGGTGGCTCTGGTGGCGGCGGCAACGGCGATGGGGAAGGCGACGGCGAAGAAGAACAGCCCGATTCGAGCGTCGGCGGTGAAGGCTGCGATGCAACGCTGAGTTGTGAGGGCGATGCTGTCCAGTGCGCCATTCTTCGCCAGCAGAAAGAGCTGCGCTGCCACGCTGAAGAACAGGCCGACTTTGAGAAAAACCAGCCCGCCATCGAAGCGGCCGTTACTGGCGACAAGTTCGAGCTGAATGAAGGCAACGGCGTGATCGATGTGCCTTCGTTCGTCAACCAGGGCACCCGCTTTCTGCCATCCACTTGCCCCGCCGCTGAGAAGTTCAGCCTGACCATGGCCGGTGGGCGCTCCTTTGAAATCAGCTACGAACCGCTATGCCGTGCCGCCAGTGATCTGAGCGGTTTGTTTGTGGCTGTGGCCACCGTGCTTGCCGCGCTTTACGTCGGTCGCTCCGTAGGAGGTCAGTGATGCATTTCCTGTTCATCGTTCAGATGCTCGTCATCGTCCTTGGCCCGCTGGTGAAAATGGTGCTGAAGATGATCGGCTTCGGCTTCGTCACCTATATGGGCTTCAACCTGATCATCGGCCAGGCTCAGGACTACCTGTTCGGCCTGATGGGTGATGTGGGGCCGGTGATCCAGGGGATTCTCGGGTTGGCAAAGTTCGATGTGGTGGTCAACCTGTATTTCGCGGCGATCTCCACGCGCTTCATCCTGGCCGGGATCGACAAGGCCACCGACCGCAAACGCAATCAGGTCTGGCATAAGCCGGGCGGCACCTCCATCGAAGCCTAAGGAGGCGCCATGCTCGTTATCCGCACCGGCAAGCCCGGCCACGGCAAGACCCTCAACACCATCCGCGAAGTGGACCAGAAGGCCCATGCCGAAGGCCGGGTGGTCTACTTCCACAACATCAACGGCCTTAAGCCGGATCAGCTACAAGCGCAGTGGTTCGAGTTCGAAGACCCCGAAAAGTGGTTCGAGCTTCCGAGCGATGCGGTCATCGTCGTCGACGAAGCCCAGGGCTGGTTCGGCGCACGCGATCCGAGAGCAAGGCCACCGGAACACATCACCCGCTTCGAGACCATGCGTCACCAAGGCCACGAAGTGCATCTGGTCACGCAGGACCCGCGCTATCTGGATGTGCACCTGCGCCGCCTGTGTAACAGCCATATCCACTACTGGCGCGTGTTCAAGTCGGCCCAGCTGCTGCGCTTCGAATCCGAAGTGGTGGTGGAAAAGGTCGAAGTCAAAACCAGCTTCAAGGACGCCGACAAGAAATCGCTGCGCCTGGATAAGCGCTACTTCGGTGCCTACACCAGCACCAACGCCAAGCACCACTTCCAGACCAAGGTGCCAACGAAGTTCATCTTGGCGCTGTGCGTGATCCTCGGTGCGGGCATCCTCGTCTATCGCGCCTATGAGCGTTACAACGCCGAGAAGGTCGCGCCGGCTGCCACTGGCGCGCCGTCCGGAAGCATGGTCGATCAGGTGCGCGACACCGTGGGCGCGTTCATCCGGCCCGCGGCGTCTGAGGGTCAGCAATCCGCTCCCCTGACCGTCGAGCAATATCTCGGCAGGCGGGTTCCGCGTGTGAAGGATCTCCCTGCATCCGCCCCGATTTACGACGGGCTGACCAGCCCGCAAACCTTTCCTAAACCGGTGTGCATTTCGACAACCGACAGTCGATTGCTGTCTCGCAATCACTCCCGAATGGAGATCGCGGTCAGTGAGGGAGCGGTGACTGGGTGTCGCTGCAACACCCAGCAAGGCACGCGCCTAGAGGTGTCGTTTCAGTTCTGCATGTCCGTGGTCCAGAACGGTTACTTCGACGACACCAAGCCGGACCGTGGCTCGACCCAAGATCCGAGAGGCCAGCAGCCGCAGCCCCTGTCTGCGCCGACCTACGAACCTGCCCAGCAACAGGCCAGAAGCAACTTCACTCGCGTTCCTTACGAAAAGGGGCGCTTCCTGTGGTGATGACCGTCAGCGCGTCACTGCACGCACGGCGAGGCACGAGCCGGCGTGCTCGCGCGCTGACGTCCCTGTAGCACGTCAGATAAACAGAGTTGAAACCGTCCGTTAATGGACATTGTTGGAGATTCAAGAATGCGCGTTAAGGATCAAGCAAGACTGGATCGGGTAAGCGGAATTCCTTCCAGGGATGGGCGGCTATTTGTCGATCCGGGTACGGCAGCGATCACCGATCTATCGAAGGTCCGTTTGCTCCGGTGTGGCGTTGATACGGTCCGCCAGTTGTACCGTGGGCTGATTCGCCCGGAAATCATGGCGCTTTTCGAGAAACCGGGCGTCATGGTCGAGTTCGCCGGTGAGTTCTGGCATGCAGGACGTGTTGGCCGTGACTCCGGCTACCAATACAAGCTGCAGAACGCCGACCTCGGCTTCATCCTGCTGATCAAGAACTTCAACGCCAAGCTGGAGCAAATCGGGCCACACCTGAAAATTGAGGTGTCGCCCCATGCCATCGACGCGCTGTCGCCCGAGCGCCTGCAAGAGCGTATGGATTATTACGCTGCTGCCGTGATGACCCATCGCGAACGCAATCAATGCGCCGTCCACCTCGCGTTGGATATTCAAGGCTGGGCGCCTCCCGCTGACCTGACCGCCCACATGCACTGCCGCGCACGCGCTGTACGCGATATTTCAGGCATCAAGGAAATTCAGTGGACGATGGAGTCTGCCACCTATGGCAAGGGCCAATCCTTCTTGTTTGGTTCCGCTAGTGGTGTGCAACTCGGCATCTACAACAAGACGCTCCAGGCTCGCGCTCATGACAAGCTCGATTTCTGGGAAAGCGTCTGGCGTCGCCGGGATTCATTCGATGCGACCGATCCAGATAACTACGATCCTGAATCGGATGTGTGGCGTGTCGAGCTGCGCTATCACCATTCGGTCATTCAGCAGTTCGCTAGCGGCTCAATCAGCGCTAAGACTGGCGAAGCCATCGAGACCGATTCGTTCGCAGCCCTTGCACCTCATCTCGATGGCCTGTGGCGCTACGGCCTGCGCCAATTCAAGTTGCTGCATCGTCCTGGACAATATGAGCCGATCTGGACACTCATTCGTGATGATGTGCGTGTCGATTTGCCCGTTGATTCGCTGGTCGATGAAACGGAATACAAGCGTTACTACAAGACCAGCCGCGGCTTCAGTGGCAAGAACGTCGAGCTGTTCCTGGGAAACTTCGTAAGCCTGCTGGCGCGGGAGCGAGTGGGCGCTAAGCAAGCCTTCGATCGGCTGCGCGAATGGGAATGCTGGCCGGTGATTCGCGACCATTACGCCTCTAAGGACATGAGCGAGCGCGACCTGTACAAGCACATCAAGACCCTGCTGCAAGAGCGTCATGTGCGGTGGGGGCGTGCTGTCTGATGGCAATTAACCAACTGCCTGATGGCCGGTGGCGGGTCGATGTTGAGCCGATCAAGGGCAAGCGGTTCCGCAAGACATTCAAGACCAAGGGCGAAGCGCAACGATTCGAGGCGACGTGCCGATCCAAGCTGATCGAAAGCCCCCAATGGTCACCCAAGCCCAAGGATCGCCGACGTCTGTCCGAGCTGGTGGATTGCTGGGGCCGTTTGCATGGTAGGTCGCTGGCCGACTATGAAGGCCGTCGCGTCATCATGGATCGCATGGTCGAGCGCCTGAAAGACCCGGTAGCCATTACGTTTACGGCGACGGATTTCGCGGAGTACCGCGCTAAGCGGATCGCTTCAGGCATCAGCCCGAAGACCCTGAACAACGAACTCTCTTATCTTCGTGCGTTGTTCAATGAGCTGCGGCGCCTCGGTGAGATAGAGTTCGAAAACCCTCTCGCCCTACTCCGCGCCATCCGCCTGCAGGAGCGAGAACTGTCGTACCTGGACGGTACTCAGATTGATCGATTGTTCCAGGTGCTGCGTAGCATGACGCATCCGCATGTCGAGCTGATCGCCATGATCTGTCTGGTGACGGGCTGCCGGTGGGGTGAGGCACAAGGGCTAACTATCAGCCGGGTGGGCGATGGGATGCTTCAGTTCGTGAACACGAAGTCGAAGCGGCGTCGGGTGGTGCCGATTGACCCAATGCTGGCAGAGCGGATTCGCGATCATCTACGGGAGCATGGTGCCTTCAGCAACTGCCGTGACCGGTTCGATGAGGCCGTTGTCCGAACCGGGCTCAAGCTGCCCGCAGGACAGAAATCCCATGTGCTGCGACACACCTTCGCATCACACTTCATTGCGAACGGTGGCAACATCCTCACGCTGCAGAAGATCCTGGGCCACTCGACCCTGGCGATGACGATGCGCTATGCCCATCTGGCTCCCGATCACCTGCAGGACGTGTTAGCCTTTGGCCCCGCTCGGGATTTTCGACACTTCTTCGACTCTCCAGCTTCTGACTCTCGCTCAGGGCTAGAAAATCCTTTGTAAATCAATAAGGAAGGCAATCGCAGCCGGTGCTGCGGCCGGGCTTCAAACCCGGTTGGGGGCGGCAGCCGCTCCCGGGTGAGTTCGACTCTCACTGCCTTCCGCCAATCTTCCTCGCCTCCACCCTCTCTCCAGCCGCCAAGTCGGTCTGCGACAGTCTGACCCATATCGCGATATCAAAAAGCCATCGCCTTATCATGCGAAGCGCGTCACAATCGGCGTTTTTCTTTCCAGGGATGGAGAGACGCTTGTGAACGATCGGATCGACGAGCGGCGTGCATTTCATGCGCTGCGAGACCATATCGATTGCCTGTTGACGGCAGGTGCTTCGCTGGTGGGCCGGGACCCGGTGCAGCTGAGTCTGCAGGGCCGCACGTTGACGGTACGGCATGGAATGCTGGTCAACGAGAATGGCCATCAGGACCTCGAGACGCTGGCAGAACTGGAATGGTCGAACAAGCGCACCCGCGATATGGCGATCGAGCTCTGCATCCGCCAGCTCGATCAGGCGATCAAGGAAAGCTGCGAACAACTGCTGGGCTATTCGACGCCGGATTAG